AGTTTAAGCCCATCATCAAGTGCGTCAGCTTCTACTTCTCCCTCCAGTTCTGCAAGTTCAAGTCAAAGTGAAGTAGAACAAACATTAGGAATAGATTATTGGGCTATAACCACAGGTAGTGCATCAGCGTCTGTAAGTCCGTCTAGTAGCACTTCTCCTTCATCTTCTAGTAGTGCTTCAGCAAGCCCATCTTCTAGTAGTTCTCCATCACTATCACCTTCAAGTAGTGCATCAAGCTCTACTAGTCCATCTAGTTCAAGTAGTGCATCTCAATCTCCTAGTAGTAGTGTTTCACCTTCATCAAGTAGTTCATCATCACAATCACCATCAAGTTCTAGTAGTGCTTCTGCTAGTCCAAGTAGTTCAGCAAGTTCAAGTACTTCACCTTCAAGTTCTAGTAGTCTTTCCCAAAGTCCTAGCAGTAGTACAAGTCCTTCAAGTTCTAGTAGTGCAAGTGTATCTCCTAGTTCAAGTTCTTCAGCATCTCAAAGTCCATCAAGTAGCATATCACCTAGTTCTTCTGCGAGTTCTTCAACTAGTCCTTCATCTAGTGCTTCATCATCACAAAGTCCATCTTCTTCTGTAAGCCCTTCATCTTCTACAAGCCCGAGTTCTTCTGCTAGTGCTTCTCTTAGTGAATCTGCTGGTAGTGAATCTGCATCAGTAAGCCCATCAGCTTCTCTAAGTCCATCAAGTTCAGAGTCATCATCATCATCACCTAGTTCAAGTATAAGCCCTTCAAGTTCAGAAAGTGTAAGTTTATCGCCGTCTAGTTCTACTAGTGCTTCAGTTTCTCCTAGTTCATCTATATCACCGTCATCATCTGAATCGCCATCAACAAGTCCAAGTAGTTCAGAATCGTCTAGTGCATCTGCTTCAACAAGCCCTTCGTCATCAGCATCTGCTAGTGTTTCTCCAAGTAGTAGTGTTTCATCAAGTGTAAGTTTATCTATAAGTCCATCAAGTTCAACTAGCTTATCATCATCTCCTTCTAGTTCAGTAAGCCTAAGTGTAAGCCCTAGTAGTTCTACATCTTTAAGTCTAAGCCCTTCCAGTTCTGAATCTTCATCACTTAGTCCTAGTAGTTCAGAATCTTCTAGTATGTCAAGTAGTGTTTCCAGCAGTGTATCACCAAGTTCATCGACATCGTTAAGTGTTAGTCCATCTAGTAGTAGTTCGCCGTCAAGTAGTACATCAGCATCTCCATCCCCAAGTGAAAAAGCAGAAGCAGATTCTTCAAAAATAATAATTAGAAGTTCAAATCCTGATATGATATTAAAAACAACTAAAAACAATTTCATTATAAGGAGGTAATAATTATGGATATATTTAAAGTAAAAAGATTTGATACAAAACCAGCATTGAATGTAACTTTGCAATACAATAATGGTTCACCGGTTGATTTAACAGCTTCGACAATATATTTTAACATAGGCGATTTATCAACATATGCAACATATAGGTCTGGACTTTGTACAATTACAGATTCAACTGCTGGTCAATGTTCTTATAATTGGGACGCATTAGATACAGGTTCTGTGGGAACATATTGGGGTGAATTTGAAGTTAATTGGGGAACAGGAAGTCTTATGAGTTTACCAGATGACCACAGTTTAAAGATTCAAGTATCAGAGGATTATAATTAATGGTAAATGTTACAGGTAGAACTGGCCAATCAATTAGTATTCAAATGCTTGGAGTTGGTGAAGTTATACGACGATTAAGACTTTCCAAAAAAGAAATTGAAAGTAGTGCAGATTTAGGTGTAATAAAAGCTGGTGGATTTATTGAAGAAGAAGTTAAAGAAAGTATTGCAGGTCGTAGAGCTGAACCAAAAAGTGTTACTACAGGCCAATTTGCTAAGAGTATTGAATTTAAAAAAACAGGAAACGCCAAAGGAGTTGTGGCTCCCAAATTAGAAACATATCCAAATTCTAATCAAACTACTCAAAATATTGCAGTGATGATGGAAAAAGGAACTTCCAGAATACAAGCAAGACGGCATTTTGGAAATACTAAAGCTCGTAATATGAACAAGGTCAAAGAAATTATTGAGAAAGAAATTAAATTAGGGGTTATATAAGTTAATTCTAATTGTTTAAAAAGATTCTTTAATTAATTATTATAAGATACAAGCGAGTATTTTAAAATCCAAGCGAGGAAACAATGACAGTATTAAGTGTAAACAGTTCAACATTCACAACAGATGTAATTATTCTACTTAGAGATAGCTTACGTGATACCCTTGATGACCCGATTGTGCGGTCAGGAAATGATAAATTTATTCTAACTAGCTATCCTTCTAAACCAGTTAAGTATCCAGTTATTACTATTACTGATACCGGTTCTCGACAAGAAGGAAAATTAGGTATGGGCAGTCAAGGAACGGTGTTACGTTTGGGAATTGAGATAAGAGTGTGGGCTAGAAATGTTAAAGAAAGAGATACATTGTTTGATGCAATTTATGACCACTTAAGGACAAATCAATTAAGTGGTGATGATTTAACTAATGCTAATTTACATGATTTTAGTTTAGATAATTCTGTTAATGTTTCAGAAGAAAATATTCAATCTAAAGTGGGGGAATTTACATATTTATTTTTATGTGTTTAAAAGGAGGTATATGAGATGAGTAAATATATAAGTGACCAAAACCAACTTGTGTTTACATATGAAAGTGGAACGTATGGAACAGGTAGTGGTACACGACAATGGATAGGAATGGTACAAGACCATACACCTGACGAGAATACAAATGTTATTCAAATAAGATATCAAGGTTCTACAAATAGAAATGTTGATACATTTGAAGATGGTAATTTAGATTACACAGGAACATTTAGTTACTATCCACAAGATTGGAAGTTTTTAGGAATGGCTATCGGTAGTGTTGGAGAAACAGCAACAGCTGGTTCACATTGCTTTACTGAAACAAACAATGATGATACAATTTATAGCATTAAAGGACAATCTTTGAGTAGTTTTACTTTGGAAGACAGTAAGAACAATGGTACTGCAGGAAGTAATTTTATCAGAACTTTTAATGGATGTGTTGTTAATTCATTGGCAACTACATGGACTCAAGGAGAACCTGTAAGTTGTGAAGTTGATTATCTGGCGCAATCTGATACGTTTTCGTCTGGAACAGTGACAGCAGTAACGCCAACAACAACAAGACCATATATGTATAGTAATGCACTATTACATCTTCCATCAGGAACAGCACTTACAAATGCAACAGAATTTACTTTTAATGTTAACAATAATTTAGAAGGCGGCCATTATATTAATGGAAGTCGAGTTATTGCAGAATCGTTACCTATTAATAGAGATTATGAAGTAACAGCAACAGTTAAAATGGATTCAACTAATGCAAAAACACTTTACGACCAATATTTTATTGGTGGTAGCGTATTCAATATGATGATTGAGTCTATTGGAGCAGCAGGAAGTATTTTTGTTATAATGAGTGGATGTAAAATGTCTGATATGGAAACACCGTCACCAGTCGAAGGTACACACGACCAATCACTAACAATTATTCCCAAAACAGTTACAGCAACTGTTGAAGATGGTATTGTTAATTATAATGGTTGGTAAATAAAAATTTTATTTTTTCTTCTTTATTTTTTAAGAAGTATAATTAAACAGGAGGATAAACGAATGGAAACAAAGGAAGTTACACTAACTAGTGGAAAGAAAATCGTAGTAAGCGAACTTAAATGGATTGATGTTTTTTCTGATGACACAAGAAAAGCAAGAGAAGGAAAAAGTTATCAACATGTAATGCTTCAATTAGCTACTAAAATGACTGATGATGAAATTAATGACCTTAATATGAAAGATGGTTCAAATCTTTTTAAAGTATATATGGAATTAAACGAAGCCACTCAGGATTTTCAGATGCCGCAAGAGAACGACAAAAACGATTTAGTACAACCTTAGATATTTGTAAAGAATATCATTGGTCAATTAAAACAGTTAAAAAATTAACTTTGTGGGAACGTCAAGAAGTTGTGGCAAAAATAAATAAGAGAATAAAAGCTGAAAATAGATTGGCAAAAAAGCGTAAACGAAAAAGATAATGGCAGGATTTTTAGGAGGAATAGCAGGTGGAACAACAGTATCAATTTTAATTCGAGCTGTAGATAATTATTCAAAAGAATTTAAACAATTAGATAAAGGAATAAAAAAACAAGAAAGTTCGTTTAAGAAACTTGGTAAGTTTTTACATTCTACTGGATTAGGTTATATAGCGGTAGCTACTGCTGTTGTATCATTTGCAAAAATATCTGTATCAGCCGCTTTAAAATCAGAGCAAGCAATGCAACAATTTAATCTTAAAATGGGTGATGTTGCAGATACCATGTTAGGAGATATGCGTAAGGCTAGTAAAGGGATGATTTCTGATTTTGAATTAGTTAAAAATGCTAATTCTGCATTAGCGTTAGGTATAAGTAAAAATCAAATACCAGCATTATTAGAGGTTGCAACTGCAAGGTCGAAAGTCTTTGGTAGAACAGCTAGTGAGGCATTTAATGATTTAGCAATAGGTATTGGTCGTCAGTCTAGACTTATTTTGGATAATTTAGGTATTATTTTAAATTTAGATGATGCATATGCTGATTATGCAAAAGAGATAGGTTCAACTGTAGAAAAATTAACAGACTTAGAAAAGAAAGAAGCATTAGTAAATGCTATTTTACGAGAAAGTGAGGGTTTAGTTCAAGCTAATATATTTTTGCAAGAGACACATACCGAAAAAATAGAAAGATTAACTGCTACTTATGAAAATGCTAAAAGTAAAATTGGTGAATTCCTTTTAGAATTATATGATGAAGCTGCTGGTATAAATGATGCAGAAGAAGCATTAAAAGAACACATAGATAGTGTAATGGGTATTGTAGGAGCATATGATGAAGCAGCAGAAGCATCTTTAGCATTATCAGATGCAGAAAGAGATTTAGCTGCAGATTTACAAACATCAAATGATGCAGCAGCAGATTTAATAGACCAATTATTAAATTTAAAAGATATAACATTCGAAGGAGAAAGAGGGTCTAATTTAGAAATAGCCAAACAAAAAGAAGTTATTAGACAATTAGAACTTAAAGAATTACAAAAAGGAGATGAGGTTAGCAAATTAGATGAAGAAAGAAAAAAATTAGAAATTTTAAGTTTAGAAGATAATGTTCGTGGTGATGTGGTCAGCCAAATAGATACAGAACGAAAAGCTTTACAAATTTTAAATTTAGAAGCTGATAAATTTAATAAAACAATTCCAGACCAATCAGAAATTGTTAGAAAGTTAGAGATAAGAGAAGTTAAAGGTGAAGATGTTTCTGAGCAATTATCTAAAGAAGGAGATAAACTTAAATTATTACAATTACAGAATAATGAATTTTCATATTCTATTGCAAACCGGCAAGAAACAATTAGACAATTAGAATTAGAAGCAATTAAACGTGGAAATGTTGTTACTGAAATAGATAAGCAAGGAAAAATAGTTAAACAATTAGAGCTGGAAGCAATCATGCGTGGAGATGTTATTAGCCAATTAGATAAAGAAAAAGAAAAGTTAAATGTTTTAAGATTAGAGAACGATAAATTTTCTAATGAAAGAGAAATTCAGCAAGCACAAAATGAAATTAATTTAGAAACAATTGGTGAATTAGAAGCTACTAATGTAGAGAAATTTATAAGTGGCCAAAATGACAAAATTGGCAAAATTGTTGAAGAACGATATAAACAAGATGATATAAGAGATAGTATTGAACAAGTTCAAGATGCAAATTCTAATTTGTTATCTGCATTTGATAGTGGGCAAGTTCTTAAACAAGAAGCATATGATTTAGAAAAAGAATCAATAGATGAATTAATCAAAAAAACTAATGAGTTAGCATCTGCATATAAAAATGCTAATCAAGCATATACTGGGGTTGAAGAAAAACCAAGTATAGGTAGTAGAGTTGTAAAAAATTCAGTATTATATCAAGCATACGAAGGTATAAAAAGTGTATTTGATGTTGGACGAAGAGTTTTTGGAAAAGAGACATCTGTTGGTGATGCTATTTTAAGACCAAATGGAGAAGTAATAAAAACAAGTCCGAAAGATACACTTATTGCTACTCAATCTCCAGGACAATTAGGTGAAGGTGGACTTACTCTTATTATTCAAGGAGACATTTATGGAACAGACCCTGACAATATGGCAGATGCATTTGCAGATAAAATGAATAAAGTGATAAGGTTAAACTAAGATGGTAATAAATACAAAACTTGAGATAAATAATGTAGAATATACTGATGCAATTCAGATTCAATTAAATGAAAGTATGAATACATATAATGCAACAAGTAATTTTATTGTTACACTTAATAATAAAAATGGTCAATACGATACCACCTTTACTTTAAATGAAGATGTTGAGATTTGGGCAGACAAAGATGCAACAGCTACAACTAAACTGTTTTTGGGAATTATTGAAGATATACAATTTATAGGTAAACCTCAAAAAGAACGAATTGTTTTAACAGGTCGAGATTATGGTGCTATTCTTCAAGACATTATTGTTGCTCCTAGAATTTTTACAAACCAAGAAGCTAGTGAAATTATTAAATCTTTAATGATTCAAAATACAAATGGTTCTGGGATTACCACAAATAATGTTAATCCAACTTCAACAACAGTTGATAAAATAACATTTAATAATATGTCTGTATTTGATGCTATAAAACAATTAGGAGATATTTCAGGATTTTATTTTTATGTTGATACTGATAAAGATTTAAATTTTGTACAACAAGATAGTATTGCATCTGGAATTACTTTTGATAATACTAATATTACTGATGCAACTTTTAAACAATCTGATAGTGATATTTCAAATAAGGTTACAGTATATGGTGATAGACAATTAACTGGAGTCAGACAAACCTTTTCAGCACAAGCCGGAAGTGTTTATGTTATGGATGATAGTCCTCATAATGTTTCAGTTATTGGAAGTGCAAGTACTAATGTACCAATTCAACCAGGAGGAATTGATGGAGTTGGAGACCCAGAAAATGAAAATATTCAATTTTTAGTAAATTATAATGCTCGAAGTGTTATACTAACAAGTGGAACAACTGGTGGAAATAATTTAGGATGGACTGGAAGTTCTATTATTGTTGATTACCAAAGGAGTAGTCCTTTAATTAGTATCAAATCTGATTCAACAAGTATTGCTACATATGGACAAAAAGATAAAATAGTTATTGATAGGAATATTAAGACTCAAGATGAAACATCATTAAAAGCTACTTCATTTCTTGCAGAAAACAAAGACCCAAAAGTTCAAGGAAATGTTTCAGTGTATGGTGTTGTAGATATTACTCCAGGAAATACTGCTATTGTTAATGTACCATTTCATGGGATTAGTAACCAAACATATATGATATTGAATGCAAAATATATTTTTAATTCAACAAATAATTTGTCTAATCAAGTATTAACTGTTACTTTGAATAAAAAAATTAGAGATTTTATTGATTATATGAGAGACCAAGAGATGAGATTAAGAGCTATTGAAGGTAGTGAGGTCGATACATCAATAACAAATGTAGAATTAGCAACTGGAAGTATTGTAGTTAGTCAAAGTTATGATGCAATAAGTAGAAGCATTGGCTCAGCATTTTATTTTCATGTTCCGGGGCATAATATTTTTAATAGTAGTTCATCACTTTTGGGAGATATGAGAGCTGGTAGTGAGGTAATTTCAGGATGATAATTAAATTTATAAAGATAGTAATATATAATAATATATAATATAATATGAAGCATACAGAAGAAACAAAAAGAAAGATTAGTGAAAGCGTTAAGCACCTTTGGACTAATCCAGAGTATAAAGAAAATTGTATTGCCAAATTGAAAGAATATAAATTTACAGATAAGCATAAAGAAAATTTAAAAAAGGCAAAAATAAACAATCCAACTAAATATTGGGCAGGAAAAATTAGGAATGACAACACTAAACAAAAAATGAGTGAGTCACATAATATATTTTGGAAAAAGAATCCTGAATTAAAAAAAGATATGATTGTTATTCATCATATTAACGGAAACCATTATGATAATAGACCTGAAAATAGAAAAGAATTAACAAATAGCGAACATACAAAATTACATTGGGACCAAGGAGATATTAGAAATGGTAAAACTAAATTAAAGATGGAAGTAACATAAAATGGGAATCGTTACAGGTGGATTGTCAATTTGTGCAGCTGCTCTTGCAGGGTCATATACTATGAATCATTATATTGCAGCTGGTGCTGGTAGTACAGCATTTGCTAGTGGTAATACAGCTTTAGTAAGTGAGTTTGATAGAAATCAAGTTGATACAAATGATTTAACAACAACAGAACAAGTTACTATGATTGCTAATTGGTCGCCAAATGATATTTCAGGATTGACTATGAAAGAGTTTGGCACGTTTACAGCTGGTAGTGTGATGCTAAATAGAGAAGTATTGACCGGCTCTTTGGTGTTTACTGGTGAGCAAGAATTACAAGTTCAGCAAACTATACTATTTGCAATTTAAGATGAAATCCAATAAATTTATAAAGTTTGTTTATTTAATAATATAAGATGGCAGAATTGTTTAGTAGATATGCTAGCGGAGTACAATGGACAGCTGGAGCAATGGCTGGAAGTATTGATGGTACTAGTGGGATTAATCCTATTATGGATAGATTGAATTCTATTTCTACTGATAATAATCTTGTTACAGGAAGTTTTATAAGTGGAACTAGTACACAATATTATGGAGAAACATTAAATGATAGTTTAATAGGTTCAGGACATTTTTTAATGACTTCTGGAAACACTTTAGCAGAAAGTGTTGTTATAACATTTTCTGCTGACCAATTAGGGTCATTAGATGGAATATCATTAATTATTGATGTAGCTAATACTAATTCTGGTAAGATTGGAAATTATCAAGTTGAACATAAAACTCTTACTGGTACATTATCTTCTAATGCAAATACAATTAATGCAGGAAGTAGTGCTCATACTAATATTATTATATCTTCAAATGCATTTGATTTTAGTGCACCATCTGAATCAGTAAGTTTGTTTGAATCGTCACAAATAAATTCAAATCAATTAAATTATTTTGATTTAGATACAACGATGTCATTAAGAAGTCCAGGCTCTTTAATAATTCAGAGTAATTCTAATAGTACTAATGATGTTGGTGTCAAATACAAAATAATTAGAAATAGATTATAAATTTTATATTTAAAATGAACAAAAAAATAAAATATAGTAAGTGGATTGGAGCTTGGAAGACTGTAAAGAATTCTGCAGTGTTACTTATTCCTTTTGCCGTCGCAGTGCTTTCTGGTGTACCAGCACAGTATGCATGGATTGCAGGACCAATCATTTACTTTTTAAAGAATTATTGGGAAAATAAATAAACCAATAAATTTATATATATTAAGTAATGGATATTATTAGTTTAAGATAGTATAATCTAAATTAAACGGAGGTTAAAAATGGAAAAAAACACAGGCGGAATTATAGTCGTATTCGTCATACTTTCATTATTAGTTGGGTTCGCACTCGGCGCAGTATTGATAGGTGAAGATGTAGAAACTATTAAGGAAGTTGAAGTTACTAAGATTGTTAACGTCACCGTTGAAAAGTTGGTAGAAGTAGAATTACCAGCACCAGATATGTTGAGTCTAGCTGTCGATGCATTTATGCAAGCAGTTGAAGACGAAGAAGACGAAGCTGGCAACGCTGTAGATGTCGTAGGAACTTATGACTTTGATGAGATTGAAGTCAGTAGAGTTTATGATGACTACACAGTTTCATACAACGATGAAGTTACAACTGTTGATTTTAGTATCAAGTTAAGATTCGACGAAGACGGCGAAGCATCAGAAAAGGAAACTTACGATGTAACTGTTATCTTTGAAGAAGACGAAGATACTGAAGTTGAAGTAGCTTAATTTTTCTAACAACAAACAAATTTATTTTTTTTATTTTTTGATTTCTAGCAGGGTAGGGTAATCCGGTTATCCCGTCAGACTCATGCTCTGAAGATTGGTGGTTCAAATCCATCCTCTGCTATTATTTTAATTCTTTTAAGAAACTATTTGCAGTAACTGCAGAATTTTCCCATGTAAATCGAGATATAAACTCTTTAGCTTGCTCTCCTTTTACGGCCGTAATATCCCTTTGAGAGAAGGATGCTCTCATAAGTTCTTGGAGTTTCTGGACATTTGGTATAGCCTGTTTTACTCCTTCATATAATAGGTCACCTTTAACATCTGCTAATTCATAACTCACAAATCCTGCACAAGTTTCATCCATGTGTTCAATCTGTCCACCATAGTTTGTTGTAATGATTGGAAGACCACAAGCCATTGCTTCTGCTGTTCCCAAATCGAATGCCTCTGCTCGTGTTGCGCACACACAGACATCACTCTCATTATAAAGTTTACAGATTTCTTGTTGACTCATATTAGCACAAGCGATTCTTATCTTAGCTGCATCTTTTGGAAGCTCTAATTCATTTATCTTTTGAGTAACAATCTGAGGATTAATGTATGCTGGGTTAAGTTTTAAAGTTAATTCCACATTCTCATCTTTCTTAAATTCATTAGCAAATGCTTTAAGAACATATTGAACTCCACCTCGGTCTTCCATTCCTCCTCTCCAACCTTTGTTGCATATAAAGCAAAATGGTTTATTAAATGTTGATTTATCTTGAGTGTGTAGAGTATTAATTTGTTTAAAAATTTCTGGGTCATACCCATGTGGAACTATTTTAATTTTCTTTAGCATAAATAGTTCTTTATTATGTTCTTCTGGTCGTTTGTGTAATAATTTATAATCTTTACTAATTGTATTCATAATAGCATCTTTTGTATGTTGAGATGGAACCCAAATTTGTTCTACTCTTTCATCTTCTAAATATTCAATCCAATACTTTGGAATCTTATCTCCTTCCCAAACACAATATCCCACAAAGTGCTTACAATTATCTGCTAATGCTATTCGCCAATTTGGTGGAGTCATTATTGCAATTGTTACATCAGGTGTTCGTGGTTCTGTTTTAATCATAACAAGTTCAGCATCATTAACTACTTGTTCCCAACCTTGAGCTAATGGTACATCTAATTTAATATCAGGATTGATTTTATATAAGGCATTAGCTAATCCTTTTGTGTGATTATCATACCCACTTGTTCCTAAGATGCTTCCTACTATGTTGAGTTTTATTCTTGTTCTTTCCATGCTCTATCTCTTGCTTTAATTAATGCTTCACAATGTCGCATATCAAAATCTTCTAATATTTTAATATCACAATTTTCTGTAGTTTCCCATTGAGGATTTTCAACTTTATTAAGTTCTTCTTCTATAATTTTTCTATGTCTACTACCAAAATTATATATAGAAGAATCTACAAATATATCATAACTCATTTCAAAAAGTCTCCATGTTGTTTAAATTTTGCTGTACACCATTTGAGAAATGTTTCATTATCAATCTTTACACACTCTAAATAATCTTGTCTTCTATTTCCACCACTAGGTGTTGCAAAATGATAACAAACTGCAGATGTATTTACTCCAATTTTGTAGCCTTCAATCAATGCGCTAAAAGAAAAGAACCCTTCTTCTCGGAAAGCTACTGTAGTTAAGTTATCTGGATACTTTACTTTGGAATTTATTTCAGATTTATATAAACAATTTGTTCTGAATTGATGTGTGGGAATTATTGTATCTTCAAGATAACAAAATCCACAATCATCAGCTTGGAGAATAATATTTCCTTCTTTATCAAATGTATGTTTATTAATTACATCTCCAACAAATTTTATTTCTCTTTTTACTTCAGGTATATTAACATGAGGAATAACTCCAGACGCCATATCATATCCAGCATCAATAACTTCCAAAAGTTTATCAATATAATCTGGTTCAATTAAAATGTCATCATCAAGTCTTAATGTAAGAGGGTTCCCAAAATCATCTTCTTCAATACATTTGTTTCTTGCAAAACAGCATCCAAATGATGTTCCAGTTCTTATTAATTTGATTTTATGGTTCTCTAATTTCATTCTATTCATAATTGAATTTAAAAAATAAGCATTTGTAACTGGAGTTCCAGAAGCGTCATCAATAATAATCAAGTCCCAATTTTGATTTGTTTGAGTTCTAAGACTTTGGAGAACAAGTGCTAGCTCTGTGTGTCTATCTTTTGTTGCTAAGTGAATTGTTATTCTATTTTCCATAATACTTTGCTCCTTTATCTTCATAGTTTTTCCAGGCTGTTGGGTTCTTTCGATAAAACTCAATCATTTTTTTAACACCTTTGTAAATATCTGTCTTAGGAGCATATCCTATTTTTTCAATTTCAGATATATCTACTGACACATGTTGGGGCTGTGATATTTCTTCTATTAGTAATTTTATTTTTGATTCTGATGCTGTTTCTTGGATGATATAATATGCTAAATCATATAGATTTGTTTCTGAACTTCCACTAATGTTGTATTCTTTATTCCAGTTGCCTTTTATTGCAAGCATAATCCCTTCCACAAAATCATCAATGTAAGTAAAGTCTAATGTTTTTGAATCAGTTCCATATAAGTTAAGTGGCTCATCTTTGAATGCGGCAGTAAGCCAGTTGTTAATGAGCCGAGATGTTTCATCAAACAATGGACCGTAAACAGTTGATGGTCTTACAATAATGTATTCAATTCCATAACAATCAGCATAAGCTTTTGTTAATTC